GGTTCTGATCAAGGTTGGTATAACGGACAATATATAACATTCCAAGGAGCCACAGATGCAAGTCTTACGTTCCTAAACGGTAATACATATCAGGTAGCAACTGGATCAGGTTCAGGAACAACTTGGAATTTATATTCTAATTACCAGAACTTTACAAAATTAGAAACAGCAGTAGGAACAGTTAACAACCCAAGTGGTCCTTTAAAAGCAGATCATAGAACACCTAATAACACAACAGCAACAATATATGGTGATCTAATAGTTAATGCTAATAGTGTATTAAAAGTAAATGCTATAGAATCCTTCTTCCCTAACCAGGTGATTAACTTAACAGGATTAAGGGTAAATGACTTTAAGGGTAATGATCCTATTAATCCACCAAGTTATACTAATACTCAGTTAGCAACATTACAACAACCTTTCCCAGGAGGTTATATATTTGTAACAGGTGATAGAGCAGTAGACGGAGAAGGTGTTCCGGCATACTGGAGTGGAACACAATGGAAATACTTTAGCGATAATGCTAACGTAAGTTATACATAAGGAGAATACTATGCCAGGACAAAGAGGCGGAATGAAGAAAAAGAAGAAGAAAGGTGGTAAAGGCAAAGGGAGCAAAAGAGGATAATGGCTCTTACACCTAAACAAAAGAAATTACCTAAAGCACTACAAAAAGCCATACTTAAAAAACAAAAGAAAAGTGGTAAAGGCAAAGGTAGCAAAAGAGGATAGCACCTGGGTAAAATACTTCGCTAGTATTAGAGGAGTATGTCCCTGGAGTTATAAATTAATGGACAAAATACTAGTCATAGAGCCCCATATAAGTTGTATAAACACTTGGAGTACAGTATTTAAGGCTAGTTCACACGAAGCATTTGTTTATAAATTTCCTCAGGCTAGTGTAACATGGTTAATTAATAAATGTGACCAGTTAAACGCATCACAGGACTTCTCAGAATGGCTATGGAGCCATCCGGAGGAAGGCGGAGACAGCACACACATACCATGTCTTATTCAACAGGATAGGGCTAAATTAACTACAATAAGAGAGAGTATAGGTTATGTGGAAGAAGATTAAAGACTGTTATGCAAAATGCAAACAAAAATTAAAAGACATACTAGGAATGTAATGACTAAAAGAATAACAACACAAGAACTCCATCACAAGATTGAGCAACTCGAAACAAGCAACGAACTACAGCACGGACATCTGTCAAGCAGAGTAGACGAATTAAAAGAATCTGTTAAAGACAACAGAGCATATTTTACTAATGCACTCGGGAGCCTAGACAAAAAAGTATGGGGTCTTGTGTTACTTACAATTACTACACTGGCAACAACAATAGCCAGTATGATGATATAATGCCAGTAGCACCTAAATACATAGCAGATCAGGCTAAAAAAGCATTAGAGATACGTGAAACATTACCCAAAAGTCGCCAAGCAGGTACACTTGTAGGGTTAGCAAGAGCAAATCAATTAGCAAATGGTGAGAATCTATCACTACAAACACTTGTAAGAATGCGTAGTTACCTTATAAGAGCAAGAGACAACTACAGACAAGCAAAGACCAGAGGATTAAATGCCTCAAATTCAAAAGCCATACAAGCATATATGTTATGGGGCGGTCCTCGTGCCTTAGCATGGGCTAACGATCAAATAACCAAGTTAACTAAGTAATTCTTTAAATAATTTACCATTATATCGTATCTTTCTGACTAGTACTGATAAATAAAAGTGTTAAAACAATAAAGGAGAGACTATGCAACATCGAGGAGAAAAATATTTACTCAAAGAACGAATGAGTAAAAATTGTCCAGCCGATCCACGTTTAGGATACTTTACATTTGGTGTGCATCCTAAAGATGCAGATAGTGTTGCAGACGTATTTAACAAAGAACCAGATGTAGAAAGAGTAGAACACATAAAAGGAAACATTAGAATATATTATAAGGAGATAACAAATGCCAAATAAAACAGGATACATAAAAACATATAACCCACAAAAATTTAAAAAAACAGTATTTGAAACAAAGTGGGGAGAACCTGCATACAAAATAGCAGAACGAGAAAATGTAGCAACTACTACTATTCATATGAGAGTGCGTAACTATGGTAACCCATGGCAACGTAAGGCTAAACCAAGCCATTATGAAGCAAAGTATGGTAAAACAGTAGTTGAAATATCAAAAGAACTATATATGCACCCAGTTGCACTTAACCTAAGAGAAAAAACATACGATACAGTATACTGTGAAGATACTCTTATGTCTACTAAAAATCGTAATGTAAAATCAGAAGAGCATAAACATAGTAAACATTGGACAGAACTACCTCACTATGCAGGAGATATATTTTGGCTAATGCCAGAACATCCTGATTATGATTATGAAAGATCTAAATGTCTGTTATGGGACTGTGAAAAACATATTGCACTAGCAAAGGTAAAAGCGGGTGTATAAAAAGAAACCCTTACAATACTAGGTAATGTAAGGGTTATGTATACAAAAATAAAATTCGGAGATTTTATTATGTGTGAAAACAAAAGGGTTCTTGATTTGGAGAGACCAATCTCTAATAAAGGAACTATAAAATTAATTATAGGATGCCGCTTTTGCCTTCACTACTTATTTATCTTGATAAATATTATTGTATTAAATATACAGGCAACGGAGACCAGGACTAGAGATAGTTCGCCACTAATAAAGGAGAAAAAACATGGTATCGTATCAAGATATACCACAAAGTTACGTAGACAATAACCACAATCAAGTCTATTATTATAGACGTAAAACACTTGCTGATGGCAGTAAATCAAAATATGTATATATACATCCTGATGAAAAGGATGATATCCTATTTTGGATAAACAGATTAGTTATAGATGTCCAAGCCAAACGAGTAATAGACAATACATTTCTTGATGATTTAGATTACAGAACAGATAAATTACCAAGTAGCACAATTTCACATAAAAAGAACAGTTATATAACGTATGCCGCAGGAGTAGTAAGCAATATTATGCGTAATCCTGCTGAGGACTTGTCTTATAACCAGTTAAAATATATAGATGCTTTATATACTATTATAAACGCAGTATATAGTAAAGCAGGCCCTTTGGGTAATGAAATAGGTTACAATAGTGTAACAAATAAGGACAATCCCGTCCCAAAACAAATAAAATTTAAACCAGCATAAGGAGGAAACAATGCTAATTAAAAAAGAAGCCGATACAGGCATAACAATAACATTTGAAGATCAAGATAACTTTAATGTTCATATAAATCAAAAAGACGATGTATTAAAAACAACAGATGTCTATATAACTGAAATAGAAGATGAATATGTTTCTGAACAAACAACTACATCACTAGTTGATCAACTTAAAAAAGTCAACGAATTTAACGTAGAAGAAACAGTAGAATACGGTGATGGCACTAAAGATACTAGAACTGTTCCTGCAACAAGGAGAATACAATGAATAAAATTACTGATATAAGAGATCTAGTGGAATCTTTTACAGATACCGCGAAACAGAGCGAAAATAATATAAAATATAATAATACTAATATACAAGATACATTACATATTTTAGACTTACACAAGACTCGCTCTAAAGGCGAATCTAGTTCGTCTTCGACTTCTATTGGCAGAGCTTCGCTCGAGGCTTCGCCTCCGGAGCATGTTGCTCCAATTGTAAGTGTTATTGGAGTGTCGCTGGATCAACCAAGGAAGAATCATCCTGAAAGACGTTCACTAAGAGTCAGCATAGTTAAAAATGAAGATAGACCACAACAGTATAGTTGTAAATTAGCACATTATGATCGCAAAAGAGAACTTATAGCAAATATACCCGCAGATCAACAGGACTGGTGGGGATATGCAGATGCATTAGACTTTATAAGCAATTTACCCGATACTACTAGTGCCTATATAGGCAAATTAAAGAATGTTTCCACATACAAATTCGGAACACCTAAAAATATGCCCATAGTGGCTAAAACAGCAGTTGTTTTATGGGCTGGCGAAGATAGTGTTCACACTATGCTATGGTTAGGTGACAATCAATATAAAATAGACTTAGAAGAAGGTGGTTTAAGCAAAAAACAAAAACAATTTTATGTTGCTACAGGATATTGGCGTAATGAAACAATGGAAATAGTTGAGGAATTCTAATGTGCAAACAAACCGACACTATGTTAATTAGAGGCAACTGGGGACCACACAAAGCCAAAAGAGTATGTATGCAATGTGGCAAATTTATAAAGTGGGAAAGTGTTAAAAAAAGGTTGACACAAAGTCGTAAGGTGTTATACTAGTATGATAACAAAGCAAGACGTAAATTGCTAATAATTGCTAAGGATTGTGTTTGTTATGGATATTAAGACCGACTATTTGTCTCCCACATGTAGTGTAAGCCAGGATTGTCCACTGGGGTCGATAAGGACTATGATTTTAGAGTAGTGTGTGGATTCATTACAAACGGTGTTAGTCTTTACTCATAATTTGCACTAAAGCCGTAATTAACATACTACTCTACTCCTATAACTGTAAATACAATTATGTTTACAGACAAACAATACATTAAATTAACTACAATTAACTTTGTACATGAACAGTTATTTCCATGGGTAAGACACCATATGGTTGATGTTAAGCCGGAAAATCTAACTGAAATACAATACAAAACACTATTACTAATAGCAGATATGTTAATCGCAGAACAAAAACAATATGTTATCATAGACGATATGTTAGTTAAAACACCTACAGATATACAAAATTACATAAAGATACAAGGTGAGTGGCAGAAACGCAAAGAACTAAAAATAAACAGATAAGATAAATACTATTACGCCCACAGTAGCGATATATACTGATATACAGGAGCCACAATGACAACTGATAAAGAACAATTACCAGAAGAATCCGCTGATATAGTACAAAAAGATACAGAGTGTCTTATAGCAGTACCAGACGGAGCAACAGAACCCACAAGAACACAACCTAAACGCAAATACGGTGAGAAAACAGTAACCGGTATTATAGTAGGTCAAGGCGATAATAAAACAGTCATACGCCTTGATGATGTTAAAAAGTTAGCAGAACTACACTTAACATATAAAGATATGGCAGAATACTTCGGCTGTAAAGAATCAACGTTTAAAGATCACTTTCACCATGAAGTAGTTAAAAGCCGTCAAAGAACAAAACAAAGGCTTATGCAGGCTATGTTGCATAATGCATTAGATAAAAACCAACCAACAATACAGATATGGTTATCGAAAAACCTACTTGGATTTACCGATCAACCGATAAATACTGATAGTACAAATGTTCTACCATGGTTAGAACAGGATGATGAACAGTCATAATATAATCGTTATCGATTGTTCCGAAAGTTGCCAGACATTCAAATAGTATGTTCATTATCAGTACACTAGAGAGGCTCTTACCCCTAAGAGTCTCTCTAACTTTAGGGGTATAGATTTGAAGTTAACAGATATACAGAAAGAAATAATAAACGATAATAATCGTTTCAAAATCATAATAAGTGGACGTCGTAGCGGTAAGACTATGAGTGCCATTACTAGCCTAGCCAAATACTCCAGACATCCTAATAAAAAGTGTATGTACATAGCACCAAGTTATCGTATGGCAAAACAAATTGTATATGATGACTTATATCAAATGTTAAAAGAACGCAATTGGTTAAAGGCAGTAAACAAGTCAGACTTAGCATTTACCCTAGTAAACGGTTCAGTAATATACCTAAGAAGTGCAGATAATCCAGATAGTATACGTGGTATAGGTTTAGACTATGTAGTATTAGACGAAGCCGCTGATATATCAGAAGAAGCCTGGAAAGCAGTTATACGTCCTACACTATCGGATAAAGAAGGTTCAGCAATGATTATATCCACACCAAAAGGTAGAGGATGGTTATATGATGTATATAATGATGCAAAACATCTTAATGATTGGAACAGTTGGCAGTTCACAACAGCAGAAGGCGGTATCGTAAGTGAACAAGAACTTGCTCAAGCCC